CACTCATACTGCGCATATACAAAGGCACAGTCATGAACAACACCATCAACATGCAACATATTGCAAACAGATCAATCGCATTAAACTTCGGATTAACACAAGCCGGCCTTAACTCGATATTCAGAGATGCTGCAAGAGAAATCATCAACACATACACAGGGCAAGAACCAGAAGACCCAAACGACATACTCGGACAATACGCAGAAACAGGCGAAATACCACCAATCCTGGAAAACAAAGACATGTTCGCAAACCGCCACCCAAATCCAAAGTTCTGGGGCAGAGAAGATTGGGTTGGATAAATCAAACTAAAGATTGAGAAACCTCATTTAGTTTCGTACGCGTGCCCGGGCATACCCACCTATGCGGAAAAGTTTACAAGAAGTCCCGTATGAAGGCTTGGTGTTCTGGCTATCGACATCGTTTAACTATGCACTAATAGTTGCTTGCATCTAGACCATGTACTGCATGTAAACAGCATGCCATTACTGCATCATGTTCATGAATTAACCATTTGCATTTATTGCATATGTCAGATGTAGATTTTGCATAGTATGTTGCTATGACACAAGGCAGTGACAGCAATCCTCAATCAAACAGAAACCTATCTAGCAATTCAGGCCATAGTAGAGATGTTGTAGATACTCTCAAAAAGCTTCGTAAGCAACTAGATGATATTGAAAAGTCATACAACAAGCAGAATGATACAGCTTCTGATAATCCCTTTACAGATGAATCAAAGACTATAGAGTTTCCACACTCATAATCGTTGCATACACCTCATATGTGTATGAATACTTAGCTTCGTGCCTATAAGCATTGACATACAATAGTCACATGCCTTTCTCTTATCAGCCTGAATATGACTATACAGATAGAGGCGTTCGTCATGTCAGATCAAATGATCATGATGATGATGTATCCATTAAAGGATTAACTCTTGGTGGATTGAATGAGTCATATGATCCTGATGCACAAGATGGTGATGGTGATGGCATAGTGCAAGAAGGTACTGCATTCGAAAGGCCTGCTACCCCTAGCACTAGAGATGTAACGACCTTAGGTTCTATGCCTAGTGCAATTAACGCAGGTCGTACGGGTTCGACTACGGGTGATGTAGCAAGATCAGATAACGCTCCACCATATGGCATACCTAGGCCAGTCATCAGTGTAAAGCCAGTGAAGCCACGTACAGCCACCACTACAACAAGAGCACGTATACCTATTACATCAAGGTTGCGTCAGAGGCCATCGGGTGTCAATAAGTTCAAGGGTAAGTATGGTCACCCTCAACGGTTCAAGGGTATGAGTGCTAGAGAGATAGCAGAAGCATCAGTGCCTGATAGTCCTGAAGCACACCTAGACATGATGGTTGAGTACAACGTAGGTAGCTATGAGGTATGGAGCATACGCAATCCTGATCAGCCTAAGTCCAAGTATGAAGAGGTAAGGAAGAGATTCAGAGCAACACTTGAAGATCGTTACAGCGAGATCAATGCAGAAGCCCTTGCACTGCGTGCTAGGTACAGGTCAGGACAGATAACAGATGATGAGTTCAAGCAAGAAGTAGAAGATAAGCACCTTGTACTGTATGACTACTCAGAGGAAGCCAAGGAAGCAGCACGTAAGTACATTGAGGAAACACTCAATGAGTCACCATCGTTCAGGTGGATAGTTGATAACTTCGGTTTCCCACCCACAGTGTTCAGCATTCAAGATAAGACCAATGATGGAAAAGTAATTGAGTACAGGTTTGGTGGATACTTCAGGTCATCACAAGGAACCATGCTTCTCTCAAGACCATACTTTGAGGACATCAAAGGTAAAGACAGAATTACTCTCCAATCCAGAAGCAGGCTTGATGAGAGAGGTCGCAAGTGGCTTGTTGATGGAACAGCCACTGGAACTATCAGGCATGAGTATGGACATTACCTGGCTTATATGGCAGCAAAACACCTAGACGGGTTGTATGCAGACAGAGAAGACATGGACATGTTTGCTGACTATGACTATCGATTCAATGCAGTAGATATTGCCAACAACTTCACCTCACCAGTTTCCGGTAGAGATATGCGTTTCGCAACAGATACCAATCAGCCCTATGTTGACTCAGCCTATGGACAGCAGAACATGCAAGAGATGTGGGCCGAAGGCTTTACTGCATACACCGAACCAAAAGACAGATTGCGCTCCCTTCTTTCTCCCCAATTGGAGAAGATGCTTGATGCAATAGTAGGGGTTGACCCGAAATCAAGACCATGGAAGAGCGAATCATCTATGGATCCACTGATTCCTTCAGCCAAAAAGCCAAGCGCTGGTTTCCCAAGCAGAAGAAGTGCTCAGCGTGCAGCCGGTGATGTTGTGTCAAGGTCTGAAATTGCACCAAAAGAGATGTCGATCATGGATTGGGATAGACCAGTTAAGCATCAGGTTGGAGCTAATGAGTTTGGAGAAACAGTCCATCGTTTTACTTTAGGTGATTACTCTTTTGAGTGGACTGATGAGTTCGATCCTGCAGATAAGGATTATCCACAAAAAGCAGCCAAAGCGATACTGGAGCATTTAGATACATCTTCATTTAATGGTGCAGTTCGTCATGAGGGCGATGCTTGGTTTAATAGACAAATATCAGCACTATTATTCGGTTATCAGATTGCACCACCAGAATTCATGCACTACGGGCGTCGTGGTAACTGGGACAAAGAGGTAAATCCTGAATTCGATGCAATCCTTACCGGTGATGTCGCCAAGTATGACGAATATGACAGAGAGAGCATTCAGTTTGCTATCGAAAGAGCAGTAAGTGTCATGCAAGGTGTTGCCGATTCAAAAATCAGCGAAGAACCAAAATGGCGTCTTGTAAAAGATCCAGAAGGCATGGCTGTTGGAGACGTAATTCCAATTCCACTTACAAATGTTGCGGATCGTGTTGAGGACATAAGAACTCCAACTGCAGGCGAGGACTTCCTTGTTATGGGCGGAGAATTAGGCAAAGGAAGTGCAATTCTCAAGATTGTTGGTCCTCATTACTCTGGAGGCAATGGTACGGAGAGTGTTACGCAAGGAAACTTCCGTATAAAGAGAATTTATGTAAATGACAGAGGAAACAAGGTTGTTGAGATGGAACAAATTGACGTTTACAGTCCACGTGACAATGCGTTCAAAACAGTTCCTACTCAGGGCCAAATTGCAATGCGAGAATTAGGAAGCGCTTATCCAATCAATATTTCAGTTAAGGAGCCAGAATGAATAACGAAGAATTCGACTACGAGTACCTTCAATTGGTAGAACAGCAGTTAGAGCTTGATGACATGCAAAGCAAAGTAGCCCCTTGCTGGGAAGGTTATGAAATGATCGGCATGAAGAAGGGCAAGAATGGAAAGCTCGTTCCAAATTGCGTGCCAATTGAGAAAAAGGAAGGCAAACCACTCAAGGATCCAGATGGCGGTCTTACTGCTGCGGGTCGCAAGTACTTTAAGCGCACTCAAGGATCAAATCTCAAACCGGGTGTCATGGGTCCTGCTGACACACCAGAAAAGATGCGTCGCAAGGGTTCGTTCTTGACAAGGTTCTTCACCAACCCATCGGGCCCTATGAAGGACGAAAATGGCAAAGCCACAAGACTTGCTTTATCAGCGGCTGCTTGGGGTGAGCCTGTTCCTCAAAATGCTGAAGATGCTGCTGCTCTTGCAGCTAAGGGCAGAAGGCTTCTAGACAGATACAGGAATCAAAAGAAGTCCTAACCTGATCAGTTACTTGCCTACGCGCTGACCCTGTTCACGCATGTAGGTCTCAAATGAGATCTGATCGAATCTACGGGTTTGATGCGAGCGATCGCCGTATCCGTCATAGCTCTCCACGGACTTCATAACGAAGTGATGCATGATGGAGATTGCTGGTATTACAAGTACAAAGAATGTGATTAGCGTTTTCATGCAATCAGTATGGCAGCAAACTTATTAAGAGATTGCTAGTTGTGCATGTATCTCTAAATTAGATAAGTGCTATCTGATTCTCTCACCGCAAGCATTGCACTTTTCAGACCACGGGTATGACTTTCGCATCTCCGCCGGGTGTTGACATACAAGCTTCTTAAGCGCTTCCTTATTCAAGAGGTTACGTATCCATTCAGATACGGAGATTCCTTCATTGGCAGCGACAGTCTTCCAGTTGTCCTTCTCTTCTTCGGTGCAACGGATCAACTGTTGTGCGCCTACGGGAGCATCACCCTCTTTGGCAATCGTTCTACGGGTTGGCGTCATTGTCTCAGCAGCCTTATCCATGGCAGCACGAATGTTGCAGTTGCCTTCCATGTTTGTTTCAGATTCCATCTTCCTCAACCTTCTCTTCAATTGCAATAGCGTTCTCAGATACTACTTCAGCGTCGACGATGTCTTCTTCACCTAGTAGTTCTTTTACCGTTGCCGCTGGCAACACTCCGGATATGCCCATTAGTTCAAGAAGCTTGCGGGCTTCCGTTTCAGGGCTAAATGCGGATACGGGTGTCAGTCCAGGAGCACCTGCAAGTGTCGCTTTCACGCCTACTTCACCTTCAACGTTCACCTTTACGTTCACGCTTTGCTGCTCCATGCCCAAAAGCTTGGATCGCCTGTCACCAATTAATAGAACTTGCTGGATTGCTTTGAGGTCTGGTTCATGCAGAACCTCGGTTCCGTCATCCATTACTTCTCTTCTGTGCTGAGTCATGGGCCAGATAGCTGCCTGAAGGGCGTCTAAGCGCTCCAGTTCCATTCTAAGGACCTCTGGGTACGCGAGTAGGGCTTCGCGGTTCATCTTCTCTAAAGTGCGCTGTACGGCCTTGTTGACAACGCTGGTAGACAGGCTAAATCTTCTGGCAATCTCCGCCACTGACACGCCAGATTGCCGCATCTTGAATATGCGCATATCTCGTTCAGAGAGAAACTCTCTTGTTAGGGCTTTTCCGCCAGCGTCGCTCATGTTGTTACCTTCATATAATCTAACACCTCAAACGGGAATCTAAGCCCACGTCGCATTTTCGTAGGCCACGGGCGTTCATCACGGGCACCACGGAAGTGACGCACATCGTACACATAGGCACCACCTGCTGTTGGGTCTGGCTGTAAAGAGATTCCGAATTCAGGCCAACGAGACCATACTGCAGAACCGAATGGGCGCAAGTCACGAGAAGTAATCGAAGTGCCGAGTGGGGCGTGGTGTTCAATCCACATCGCACAGTTGTAGATGGTTCGCAGCGAGTCTAAGTACTTAGCAACTTCCACTGCAATAGATTCTGATGTTCTACCACCTGGGTCAACGAACGCTTTATACAAAGGTCCGATACACAGCAATTGCGGTCTGACTTCATCTATCGCTCGCTCAAGGATTGCACGGTCCTCTTGCTTCATTAAATCAAGTCCTGATGGTTTGGTTAATAGATGCGCTTGTGGGTTGCGTATGTAACCAGCCTTCATTGCTTCGCTCATGATCTTGCGTGATGCGCGCCTAATAATTCGCTCAGGGTTTTCAAGGTCGATCGTAAGTGTCTTTACTGGTTCAATCTTCTGAAAGGTAAACGGGTGCATTCCAGCAGATGCAAGGATTGCGACTTGTCGTGCAAGCATTGTTTTACCAACACCTTCAGCGGCGACCACGATCACGCGCTCACCACGTTCAAGAAGTCCCGGTATTGCCCAGTCATAGGTATCAGACTCTGCTTCTTTAAGGAATTCTTCCCAAACAACCAAGCGACCAGCGTCAAGTGGTATGTCAGTAAATGCGTTTGACAGCAACCTGTTTGACTTGGCAATCTTTTGTGCGTCAGAAAGCGTCTCGTCTTCCAATAAGGCACGTAGGTCAGTAATGGCACGGGTTGACGGGGACTGTGCTTCAACCTCTTCAACGGAAGCCTCTGCAACTGGAACCATTCCGCTGCCGTACTCCTCAATGGGGACTAAGTCGTCCATCGCATTACCAGCGCTCAAGTGGTCCGTAATATCCTTGTGTGTTTCAGAAATCCAGACCTGCACATCGCATCCCGCTTTTTCAAGGTCGTTCTTAATGTTGTCTGCGTGAAGCCGACCAGGTTCGTCGTTATCTGCGATTACTTCTACCGTTGCACCCATAAGTGCGAGCGTGTGTAGCTCAAGCCACTTTCCATTACCAGCGCCACCGGTCATGGTTGTCGCTACGTAACCCAAACGGATGAGAGTGTTTGCGTCTTTCTCGCCCTCAACAACCCATACGGGTATGTTGTTATTTACAGCCTGTACCACAGCAGGGAAGTTGTACAAAACCTGAGGTGGACCAGTTTTTTCTCCATCTTCGTAGGTCCATACTTTGTAGTCCCAACCGCCATTGCCATCGGGCTTCCTCTGACGGAACGATTTCTTTCCGTGTTGATTTACGAGGCGCACTTTCTGAAAAAGCAATGTGCCATATCTGTCCGTGTAGTCGTAGGTCTCAACCTCTTTCCACTTATCGGGCTCTTTGGGTTCAGAAGGCATGTCGACATCTACCCTATTGGTCTTTGGCCGCAAAGGCGGGACATATGTATCAGCACCGGATTCTGGCCATAAATCTTTCATGCGTAGGCTGAGAGACGAACAGACCTCTTGTGCATCGCATCCACCTGCTCGTTGGCAGAAGAAAAGTACTTGACCCTCTTGGCCTATACCCACAGACAGTGACGGGTTGTCATCATCATTACGACACGGGCATTGAGCTTGCCATCCGGATCCGTTTGGGCGCACGCCGTCAAGACGACCGAGCACATTGTCTACGTGAATGGGAACGTGATTAGCCATTCGCCTGCATCATTTTCTTTTGCTGCTCAACCTCTTTGCGGATCTGACGAATTGTTTGTCCCTCAAATAGCACACGGGCGTCGCGCATGAGTTTTAGGTTTCGTTCTTTACGTATGTAGTGTCGTTCGCCTTCTGCGTAACCACCCCAAATTCCCATGGGCTCCCACTCAAGTGAGTAGTCGAGACAAGGATCTTTTACTGAGCATCCTTCACAAATCTTCAATGCTTCTGCAGTAGTTGCTTTCAAGCCGGCAACTTGTGCTCTATTCATTGATGGAAGCTTTACTGGAAACCACCATTCAACGGGCTTTCCTTTGCAGGCTCCACCTTCTGGTGGCATTATTCCTTCGGTCATCGAGAGGTCCTTTCACTTCGCGAGTCCCGCAATCCTAGAGGCTTCAGTTGCAGAAAGAAAGAGGACAACAGAAGAAATTTCTAAATTTCCATTTACATCTCTCATGACAACATCTATCGCTTCGTGAGATATTTTTAAACTTGATGCAATCCCTGCACGAATCATTTGTGCACGAGTTTCTTTTATGTTTACATTTGTGTCATAGCTTTCATCGAATACCGATGGATTTGAGAGAGAAGTCATCTCTATCTCTTTTGCTTTCATGCGCAGACACATCACGCAAGCAAGTTCTTTTGCAGATGAAGCACGGGCTCTGTTCTCTGAATGCCCGCACTCAAGTATATGAACGTACTGCACATTTCCCCATGTGCCAGTTTTGCGTATCTCTAAGA